TCAACGATAAGCTTCATTATCCAGGCAAGAATACCCCTGGCGAGCTTACTGTAGACTTTGATAACCTCTACCTTCGTGAGACTGCTGCTGATCTTTACCGCTACTTCCGTCACACCTACGACCCAATCACTGGTGAGATGACAAAGAGCGCCCAGCCAGGGGGTGGTGCAGGAAGTACCTTCAAAGCTGATAAAGTTGAAATCGTAATGCTTAATAACACCTTAGCTCCTCACTCTACAATTGAGCTTTATGGTGTTTACCCAACCTCTTGGTCTGCTTCTGAGTTTAACTACTCACAAAACCAGTTCCATCAGCTAACTGTAAACTTCAAGTACGACTTCATGAATGTTTACAACTACTCTAACCCTTCCTGATAGAGTCGGTTGACAACTCTTAAGGCTCAGTCTGTCTCTCTATTCAGACTGGGCCTTTTTCTCTTGGCTATAATATATTATGGATTACTTTTCAGAGTTACTAGAGAGCTACAATAAGCTCAAGAAGAGGACGTTTAAGCTCACATATATTTGTGAACAAGAAGACCCCAACGAAATAACTTCACAGGCTTTGAATACGGTCACTCAGTTGAGTTCAACGGCAGAATTTCCTTATGAACTTCCTGGGACTACTGGAGCAATTTGGCAGAGTAGAGCTGGACGAGACCAAGGTTTTTATACCTTTGTTAGAGATCTTGAAAAATATAGAGGGACCAAAAAGGGTGGTTTTACTACTAGAGTTTATAACGATATCAATGACGATGGTTTTGCTGAGTTAAGATCATTCCTAACAGGTGTTGAAAAGAAGGATGACAAAGAAGAAACACAAACACAAATAGAGGCAGATGCTGAAGCTATAAAAATAGAAGAAATAGCCGCTCAAAGAGCTTCTTACTTTTTTAAAAAACAAAATTACGATTTAAATCAAGTCCAAGCTGCCATAGCTGCTTCTGAGGAGTCGATTAAAAACTTGCTTTCTTTCTGCTCTACATTTACTAATGCTGAAGCACCTGCTCCAGATTTTTGTGAAAATGCGGGAATTTTTATTACTAATAGAGGACAATCTTCTTTTATTTATAAGATAGTTAATGGAAGGGTATTCGACTCTACAGGTGATGCTAAAACAGAACCTCCCCCAGCACTCCTCAATGCTGTAGCGGAAAATCATAGGGACTTTCTAAAAGTTCTTTATGAAAAGCCTGATGAAAAAAGCTGTAAAGACCTTAACAATAAGGTAGGCTATAAAGACGGTATGCTTTTAGTGTACGGTAAAGATTATGATTCAGAAACAGGTAAGCCAACCACTGGACTGGTTCTCCCCTCCTCGGATAATGCCCTTTACCAACAAGCTTTCAAAGCCATAGACTCAGCTTGTAAAGACTCCGAAGGAAACTCCTACTGGAAACCTGAAAAACTCTATACACAAAAATTTAACTCAAAGGCTCTTAATACTATTAGAGGAACTGTTAACGAGATGGCCTTTGTTGCCGCTGTTGAGTTTGCTAAGTTAGGACCTAACTCTTCACAAGAAGATAGAAAAAAAATATTTAAAATTGTAGCCGAATACGTTTTAGAAAAAAAAGGAACTCTTTTAGAGTTTGCTAAAAGCAAACTATCAGATGAAGAAAGAGTGGCTACAGATATAGATGGTTTTATAGAAGAACAAGTTCTTTCTGAACAGGCTGAACTAGCTAAAGATGATAGAGCACTAATCGGATACGCTATGAATGTTATTAGCAAGCATTTGAATCTAGCTAGAACGCTCAAAGCTGACGGTGCTTATGACGCATCAAAACAAGGTGGACAAGGCGCTAGATCAGACACAACCTTGTTTTGGAATACTAAAGAACAGGCCATATCCGCAGCAAGAAAAATGGGACTTGATCCTAATAGAGCGGTACGGAAGGGAGCCAGTGGAACGCCAGCAGAAGGTAAGTTTGAAATTGGAATGGGCCAAAAAGATAAGTATGGTGGTGTTTCTGATTTCAAGATGGGTGAGTATAACACCACAGCAAGAATACGCGCTGCGTTTAGAGGGGATATCAAAGTTGGTGACAGTTGGGCTCCTGGATTCTATAAGTGGGCAGAGGACCTACAGTTTGGGGGACCAACTGATGATCCCACTATAGAAGTAGGACGCCGCTACCAACGAATGATGGACTTTGAAGAAACATTAGAGTCCGAGGTAAAAGACATTCTTACATCTTTGGAACAGGGTAAGTTTTATTTTGATAGTAAGGGAAGTATAAAAAGTCAATCTGGGCAGTCTATATGTTCCAATATAGCTAAGATATTCAAAGAAAAGGTTGGGTATGGTGATACCTTTAATCCTGATTCCAATGATGATATTCGTCAAGAACTATACAATGTATTTGTTAAGGACGAAAAACAGAACTGGAGCGATAAAGCCAAGAGGGAGTACGCTGCCGAAAAATTGAGTAGAGCAGTAAGACTACGAAAAGTTCAGCAAGCGGCTGAAAGCTCTAATCCTACAGAACGACAAGCAGCAAGAGATTGGATTATAAGAACGACTCTACTCACTGGTGGTAATGCTACTGATATTGGTCAGCTACAAACTTCCTACGATGAAAATAGATCAGTCCTAACTGATCACAATGCTGTTCTGAGAGAAATGTGTAAGAACCAAGACGCTGTAGATTTCAATCTTACTAGTCGTAGTAGTATTGGCATCAGCATAAATGGTTTTAATATCTCCTTAGGCTTTGAAGGAACAGATGCTCCAAAAGGTGTTGCCCGAACAAGAGATACTAGAACTCAGGTTACTATGTCTAAAACGACTGCTTTGGATAAGAGAATTAGTAAAGAAATTAAAGGCCGCGCTCCTAAGGCAGAGCGTGGTTCTGTAAACGCGGACACAATGTATGATTTCTTATTGGGTCAGATGAAACTATTGGAACAGATTCTTAACTCATCCAAATAGAATCTTCTTCTTTAAGTAAATCATCAAACATGTATACCCTATAGTGGATACCTTCTTTGTGTATCTCTATGTAGTTATTAGATTGTACTACCACATTAGAGGGGATGATTGCTAATGTTGGCTGTCTGTCTTGTTTAAATATAACCATAGGGATCTTCCCGCACTTCTCTGAATCTTTTTGGCATTGGTCGATAAATTTCCAGAACTCGCTACTATAATTATATAAACTATATAAGTTTTGGTTATTGTATCCCTTTTTACACTCTAGGCAATACTTAAAGTTTTGTGGAGTAATCAAGTCCCCATAAATTTTAAGGTGATCTGGCAAGGAGTGTGTGGTGGCGAACGCACCAGAACCAGGAGTTCTTGAAAATTCCGTGGTGCCCAATCTATCATTGAGTATCTTGGCGATCTGCCGCTCAAAGGTTGAGCCCTTCGCCCTGCTGTTTACTTTCTTTTTTTTCTTCAAAGCAGAAATATCGTAATTATCTTTCATAATATGTGCCCCGCACTATAATAGACCAATGGACGCCGAGAACACAAACATTAAACTCGATGTTAGTCAATGGAGAATCCGCATTGATGAGCGGAATAGAGATCGTATGAAACTACAAATTAAACTTTCTAAGGACGAGGCGATGGCCTTCAAAAACTTCGCCAGTGTATGTAAGCCAGAGGAGATCTCTGATGATGATTTCATCAAGACTGTTTTTATTACAGGGATTGAAGCCCTCAACAGGCAGCTCTCTGAGCTGGTCTCGCAATATGCTGCCGAGAATAAGGAGGAGCTTGCCGCTTCTGGGATCACCGTCATTGAAGAGGAAGACGGTGGGGTTCGTTTGGAAGAAACTGAAACTACCTGATGTACAAACTTGAATTCCTGAAGAAGGAAAATGATCTGAATAAGATCATTCGTGCTAACAAAAAGGATAAGAACAAGATGAACATCCTTTTTGTCTCCTTGTGGGATGAGTGGTCACAATCTTTGGTAGAGAACCTCAAGAAGAGGTATGCCAAGGTTGACAAGGGCCAGCCACTATACATTGTGGACAGCTTCTATATGCCACACAGCTTTGTTATTTACAACACTACAAAGCTGCCCCACTTGGTCCACGTTAATCAGAAGGGAGCGCACTCAGAGGATTATCTTCCTATGATTTATAAGACGCTTCTACCTTCTAAGAAGAAGTCTAAATGAGATCGTCCTTGTGACGCTCGATATAGTTATCAATCTTTTTCGCGTACTTCTTTTCACGGGTGTACAACAGTTTCAGGTTATTGATAATGATCGTGGTGAAATAATTAAACGCCGAGCCCTTCCTGGGTTTGAAATTTCTCACAGTCTTCAATACTAAAGTGAAACATTCTTGCTTCGCATCATCGGGATCTACTTTAAATTTAAAGCTCTCGATGATGTTTTGTATTAGGACATCAAATAAAGAAACCAGTTCTTCCTCGTATTTTTCTGGATCCTTCTGGTATGATAGGATGATCTCTTCGAACCTATCGTTATCTATGTAATGGTTTTTCATAATTTATAATAGACATGTTTGATTTAGATAAATTGTATCAGGGCCACAAAGCTCATGGTGACAATCCATTGTGCGGGGGCTGCTCTATTCTAGAGAAGTCCAAGCCTTGCCATTCTGTCATGGATTACGAGGAGTTGGAGCCTGCGCCAGTCCTGTTCCTATCAGACTCTATTAAGTATAAGCTGGGTTCCGCAGCCGCTTTCACTAAGCCTGAGGTCAAGCTATTCAAAGAGTGTTATCCTGAGAAGTTCGCCATGGCTGCTGCTGTCAAGTGTCCTTCTGTAAAGGAGGCTGACATGAGCCCTAATAACATGAACTTGTGTCGCCAGCACCTTGACGCTACTATTGATAAAGTAAAGCCTAAGCTTGTGTTTGCTTGTGGCAACCTGGCTATGAAGATGCTAATCAAGAAGAGTGGCATCACAAACAAAAGAGGTAAGTCTTATGATTACACTACTGGTAATTCTCACTCTTGTGTTGTTGTTCCTATATTTCATCCTTATTCTTGTATCAAGGAGCCTCGACATCTCACCCTATTTAGAACAGACATTTCAAATGCCTACGAAAAATATGTCTTGGGTAAAGAATCGGAAGGCGACTTCTCATACAAAGTCCTCTCCAAAATTGAAGAGGTCGGAGAATTAGTAGATAAGCTCCAAGACGTTGATGTTATCGCTGTTGATACTGAGACTACAGGGTTGAACTTTCTTACTGATGATCTGATGACCATCTCTCTAACCACTAGAGAGGGCACTTGGGTTATCCCACTAGATCACAAGGATAGCCCATTCAGGCAAGGACAACCTGATTATGCTAGGGTGTGGGGCTGCTTACGTCGTATCCTTCAGAACCCTAAGAGCAGGAAGGTGTTCCACAACGCCAAGTTCGATCTCAAGTTCCTTATTAACTACGGTATCTACACCAAGAATGTTTGGGACACCAAGATCATGCACCACCTCCTTGACGAGAACATGCCTAAGGGTCTGATGGATCTCACTAAACTTTACTTTGCCAACGAACTGGAGAACCTTTAATGCTTACGATTGATAACCCCAAAACTTTTGATTGGGCTAATATGCCCCTTTCTGATTGCTGTGAAGGAAACGCAAAAGACACCTATTTTACATTGAAACTCTATGACCTCATCATGGAAAAGTTTGAGGGGGATCCTGTCATGAATCTCATTGAGAATGTTGTGATGCCTTCTCTTGAAA